CTACTGGTATCACTTCCGAAACATGGCGCTGGGTTGCATCTGTGGATGCAGTTGAAGTCGCTTACGGAACATAATTATGAAGACCTACGGAGTAGTATTCGCTGACGGCAGAAAAGAACTCATCTCGATTGTATTGGATGACGAAGGGAATCCGCGCTTGGATACCTTGGCTCCATACCCGACACCGGAGGATTGGGTGGAGCCAACGATCATTCCACTAGTGAAGATCGAGAAGCCAGAGGGAGAATGGAATCCGAAGATCGTATGGTTTGAGGATCGCGTGGAGAGACAATGGGAGCCGAAGGCATGAGCGACCATCCTACCATGGCTGGAATACTAGGAACTGTGACTAGCTTGTCTGGCGTGCTAGTGAGCATGCTCCCCCACCTAGAGACTGGCTTGCGAATCGGCGGAGCATTTGTGGGATTGATCGCTGGACTCTTGACATGTGTGTATATGTGGAAGAAGATAGATAAACTATGAAAATTCTAAATACTATCCTCGGCAAGCTGAAAGAAAAATCCACTTGGGCTGGGCTGGGCACTATCGTTGCTCTGGCTGGTCTTAAACTCAACCCCGAGCAGTTCACCGCGATCTCTACAGCCGTGATCGGCCTCATCGGAGCATGGGAAGTGTTCCGCAAAGAGAAATGAACTCGCGTGCGCTGATAGCCTTGTTCGCGCTATGCCTCGTTCTCATGGTCTTATTGACTGGCTGCGAAACATTGCGAATAGGCTTCGCGACAGACTACGGGACATTCAGCTACGAAATCCCGACACGGACACTCCGAGACAAGTGAAACAAAAGTATAAAGAAGTTAGTCGGCAAACCCCTAACTTCTCAAAGGGACGGGTGATCACACCCAAAGCAGTAGTCCTCCACCACACAGCAGGCAGCTACGCAGGGTCGGTCGCGTGGTGCATGAACCCAGAGAGCCAAGTCAGCTACCATGTCATCATCAAAGAAGATGGAGAGAGGACAGTGCTGGCAGGCGACAACCAAAGAGCATGGCACGCAGGGAAGAGCTACTGGAGGCACAAGCCAGACTTGAATAGCTGGAGCCTCGGAGTCGCCTTCGCGGGGGATACCTACAAGAACCCTCTTACAAAAGAACAGATCGAATCCGCCATAGAATATCTTCTCCCCAGAATGAAGAAACTATCGTTAACGATAAAGGATGTGACTGACCACCGGACAGTCAGCCCGAATCGGAAGAACGACTTGAAACTGTCAGAATATGACAGATTCATGCAAGAATTGAAACTACACCTATGAGTTGGAAATTCAGAGAACAAAGCAGGAATGTCCATGTCTTCGATATTAACCTGCCCAAAATCGGGGACGAGCAATGGTTCTTGCTCCAATCAGATGTCCATTGGGACAACCCGCACTGCGACCGCAAGAAGCTCAAGAAGCACCTAGACCTCGCATTGGAGCGTAATGCCCCCGTGCTGGACTTCGGCGACTTCTTCTGCGCCATGCAGGGGAAGTATGACAAGCGCAGCCATAAGAACGATATCAAGCCGGAACACCAGAACGGAAACTACTTGGACTCGCTAGTAAATACCGCGCACGAATATCTTAAACCTTACGCTAAAATCCTAACGGTTAGAGGGAACGGCAATCACGAATCAGCCATCAACAAAAATCACGAAACCGATCTCAATGAGAGACTTGCAGAAAGAATTAGAGCAACCGGAGGCATCGCCCGCCGAGGAGGCTACTCCGGCTATGTCCGCATCCAAGTAGAGAAAGCCAACCGCCAGCACGGATCAATCGTCCTCTGGTATTTCCACGGCAGCGGTGGAGGAGGGCCAGTCACAAGGGGAGTGATCCAAACGAACAGGCAAGCAGTCTATGTCTCGGACGCCGACATCGTAGTATCCGGCCATGTCCACGAAAGCTGGCAGGTAGCCATCGAGAGGATCAAGCTCAACCACAAGAATAAGGTCGAGATCAAACGGCAGGCCCATGTGAAGATCGCTGGCTACAAGGAAGAATACGGGGATGGGTATGGGGGATGGCACATTGAAACAGGGAAACCACCGAAGCCCACGGGAGCATGGTGGCTGCGGGTCTACATACCAACCAGCGAGCATGGCGTGAAGCCAGCGCCGGAATACGAATTATTTGAGGCAAGGTAAAAACGTCTTGATCTAAAGAGAAACCAAACTATCGTTACCGATAAATGAGTTGCCAATCTAACAAATGCTGCGATCCCTGCCCTCCATGTGAAACGCAGTTTCCAGAGACATGTGAGGCATTTCCGTCCACAAACGAAGCGATAAGTTTTGTTGTTGAGGACAGTGCGTTCTGCAAGAAAATTATTACAGGAACAGAGGGACAAGTCCCGCAAATCATTTCTGGGCTTATCGACTTTGTAGACGCAACTAGGGATGCCGATCCAAGCACCATTGTAGCGCGAGATTCTTTGGGTGGGGCTGATTTCGCGAGATTAGACGCAACAGAGCTTCATATAAACAACCCCGTAGGCGACACAAAGATTGAGCTTGGTGGTTCTGGAAATGTATACATGGATTTGAAGAATCCGAATTCGGATGACTATGATCTCCGAATCCAAGCCAGCGGAACTGATCCAAGGATACTTACAGATAACGCCAAGCTGCTTATTGATGGAACGGTTATCTCCATGCAGTCTATAACAAATGGAGATGTGGGAATTGGAACTGCAACTCCAGCATATAAGGTGGATGTCATTGAAACGCAAACCGGGCAAATCGGCATCCGCGCTTACAACCCAGATACCGCCGGAGCATCCTCTGCTGGATTCATCGCGCAGCAGGGTGGCGTCACTGCTAATTTCTTGGCTAATGCGAATACGGAACTAAGCGTTGGGACATTAACATCGCATCCTGTAATTCTTAAAAGCAACAACACAAACCAAGTCTACCTTACATCAGGCGGCAATGTAGGAATAGGAATCGCGCTTCCTTCGGCAAAGCTCAATGTGCAGGATTCTTCGGCTGGAGATGTGGTTCGCATCACGCAGCAAGGATTGGGGGCGCCACTTCGTGTAGAGGATGAGACAACCGATACAACCCCATTCATTATTGATGGGGCCGGACTTGTTGGGATTGGACTGGCGACACCAACAGCAAAGGTTCACATCAATAGCACTGCGGCAGGAGTGAATTGTTTATTGGTTGAAGACGATACAAACCCAGATACGACTCCATTCGTAATAGATGAGAATGGAAATACTGGAATCGCAACAACAACTCCACTACACAAGCTACATGTTGTTGGGAATGTCTTTTCAACTGGCTTTATTGAAAGTTCTTCTCCTACTGCTGGAATAGGATACTCAACTGGCGCTGGAGGAGCCGTGGTTCAGGGAACATCAAGGACAACACCAGTAACAATTGATAAAATCTGCGGAAGCATAACGATGTTTAGTGCGGCTGGCTCAACAACTGCGGCAACTTTTACAGTAAACAATTCAGCCGTTGAAATTAACGATACCGTCATAATAAATCAACGCTCTGGAACGAACCTTTATAATCTTCTTGTTACTGCCGTTGCCGCCGGATCATTTAACATCACATTCAAAACAACTGGCGGAACAGCAACAGATGCGCCCGTCATAAACTTTTCGGTAATCAAAGCCGTTACATCATAATATGAAAGACTGCACAAATTGCGACCCTTGCCCTCCATGCGAAACGCAAGTTCCAGAAACCTGCGAAGCACTTCCAACAACAAACGATCCGAAGCGGTTGGTTGTAGAAGATACGGCCTTTTGCAAGAAGACGGTTGCAGCCCCTTCCGAAATTTCAGTTCTTCAGTTTGATGAGAATAACGATATTTCATGGAGAGACGGCTCGCTGCCCAGCCCGGTAAAAATACCCAATCTCGATCCATACACAATTGACAACATCCCAAGCATAATGGTTCTGAAGGCCGATGGGACTGTGAAGAAGTGGAATCCATCCAATACAGCAGATGATTACATTGCGTATTGGGATGGGTCGAATTGGAGGATTGGTAATCTTGTATCGCTATTGCCGTCAGGAAACGGCGTGCTGAAATCAGACGGAACCACACTTTCTTTTGTTGGAGGGGTTAATGGCGATTACCTACAAATCATTGGCGGCTCTATTCAATTCTCTTCGTTCG